TTATGAAAGTTGACTCAGGTAACTGAGTTAATAACGTGGGTTCATCCGGCAACTCAGTCCAAGGCAGATAAACAAACTCGTTCTTGGACTGAGTAACCTTGTCTAAACTAACCTCAACCTTTACACCTAAGAAAGGTTCCACCAGAATTATGGATATCCTCTCAGGTAATCCACCAGGATTTACGTAATGATCAAAGTTAGCTCTCGTAACCAGGACATCCTCGTTCCCTAAATCACTGTATGTAATCTCAGTAACAGGAGTCTCAAGAATTTGTTGAGGCAAGGGAGGGTTTGGCTCCCATGCCCCTTCATCAATTTTACGAGAGCGATGACGCACCGCATTCAATCCTGTAAACCCATTCCTCATTGAGAATCCGGCAGGCATACCACGTTTTCCAGCCAACACTTCCGGATTGTCCCAACGGATCGGTGACAGCAGGTTGTGGCATAACAACCTTAGGAATAACAGAATCAAATCCACTTAAACTTACACATCCAATACCATCTTCAGCAAAGATCATAACAGGATAAACCTTGACCCTAACTGCACCAGTACTATCTGTGATTGTATTAAGTTTAATGTCATCACTTGTAGCAGCATCAAGAATATGTCCCGAATTAGCTAAAGCTACTGTACCATCTGCATCAAACCCGCAATCAGATGCTTGAGCTGCACCTGGGCGACCAAAAGTCGCATTGGTAGCTGCTGAAGACTGAGTAACAGTTTGACCAAACACCGCTGTAGTCCAACCAGGACTGTATGTCCCTTGAGTTGCAGAAATATCTGTATCAAAACGGGCAGTTCCATCCGGGTCTTCCCCAAAAGCCGAAGCTTGAGTGGTCAGAATAAAACGAATAGAACCAACAGCACCAACTTCACCAGGAAGCATCTGCATTCCGTTATTGGCATACTTCTGATAAGGAATAAATCCAGGCATCAGCTCAATGTCCTTACGCAGATCAGTATGACAGACAGCGACATAAGCTTCAGGGACAGGAACTGTTCCATAATCAGCTGATGGAGTCATCTGTTTAACAATCTTGCGAGCTTCGTTCCCTTCAAGAGTACGAATAGCCTGATCAAGCAAATCAGTCTTATAGATCTTATTGCCATCAGCAGCCGCTTGAGCACCAATATTCATTCCGATATTAAAAGATACCTCATTACGAGCTAAAGTACTTTGACCTGTTGCATAAGTAGCCAGAGTCCCAGTTCGCATATGGAGATAGGTAACATAATCCATGAGTTCCGCAGCCTGAATTGACTGACGCTCAACAATTTGCTGAATGATGGGATCTTCAGCAGCAGCAACCAGAACATCAGTTGTCGCTACATAGGAACCAAACTGGTTCAGTTTAACTTTGATGAGAGTCTGGGTCAGCGTGTCTGCAGGTGGCTTGATTCCCTCGGCCAACGGGACGAGAGGCAGAGCCATCTTTTCAAAACGCTTCCAGCGAACTTCAAGGCCCGCGTTACGCTCTTTAGTTTCTTTTTGAGCGAAACGGGCAAATACTAAATTTCTTTTGGCAATCGCGAGAAATTTTCTCTGAATCTTTACTGATTCAGTTTCATCGAGACTACCATACTTCATAGTCCCGGCAACGGAGACTTGACCAGTCGCCCCCCGGTTATGAGCAGTCGTTGTAGAAGACCAAGTAGTAGCCATAATAAACCTCTTTTAAACTATATTAAAAACTTTGTAACTGTTGTTTCGGATTAGAACTCTCTTCTTGAGCCATCTGATTCCACAGTTGTTGACCTGATAATTGTTGACCTCCAGTTTGACGGACACTCGGTGGAGATGTTCCCATCACACTAGAAACCTGCTGGCGGCGTTCAACCTGTTCACCACCCTGTGCGCTTCCCATAACTGCAATAAAATCTCTGAATACATTGACTTTCATAGGGTCAGACCCTTCAGTCATTTTAAGAACACGTTCCTCGTCCTGGTTCACCCAGTTTACAAAGTCTGCATTCTCTTCTATTTCAGGCCAGACATTGGCACCTATTGCATTATCGAAATAGCTTTGTCTCCTCATCTTATTAAAATCGGACTGCACCTTGCCGACACGACTATCTACTTCAGACTTAATTCGCTCTTCAATTTTACCCTGAGCATCGCTAATAGCCCTATTGACCATTCTTTCATAGCGTCTGTCACCTGCCTCAAAGACTTCGGGGAAATCATTAAAGACTCGCTTATTGTCATCCGAGTACCATGTTTCTTCATCGTATGGGTCAGATGCAGGTTTAGCATGAGTCCTTAGGATTTCTACTTCACGTTCTCTTTTGAGCACTGCAAGTTCCGTTTCCAGCTCTTGGCTTCGTTTAGTAGCATCATTAAGTTGTGTCGTAGTACGATCTGCATGAGGACGTAGATCGTTGTATCGCTTTTCCCAATCAACATGCGGTTCCGCATTAGCAGGCGCATCAAGTGGCTGTTCTCCAAAAGGAGGAGCATCTTGTTCAATCATCAGTTTAACCTAATGTGGGGTTAATCAAATGCTCTTGGATGATTCCTTCGAGGTCTAGGATTTCCCTGAGTTCTCGAATCTCACCAATAAGAGCGTTAAAATGAGCCAATTCCTTTCCTTCCACTATGGGCTTTTCAGAGAGTTTCCCAAGCTTATGAAAGAGGCGGCCCTCCAATATTTTCTGCAGATCCTGCCATCGGGGATCCTCCTGCAAATTCAGGAGGAATTCCAATTTCTCCCTGTCTATTGGCGGAGCCTGCTTGTTTTTGCTGAATAGCATTCATTTGAGCAACCTCCTCTGCTAATATCAGAGAAGCGTCACCTAGTTCTTCTTGTATTGATATCTCCATAGACTCACCTTCTTTAATTCTGGCAAGACGTTCCTGTATAATTCCTTTGCGTATATCCGCACTTAGTGCCTGTTTTTCTTCAGTAACAGCAATATCCTCAGTCTTTTGAACTTCAGCTTGAGCTTCTGCCTTTATTTTTGCGGCATCAGCCTGTTGCTCTTTCATCATTTCCTGTTCTATATCCTTGTCTGTCCTTATCAATCCCTCAATATCCAAACCAAACCCCATTTGTAACGGCTGCGCCAGCTTGGAAAAATCAACACTAGGTCTTAATTCCGGGACTTGCCCAATAGTCTGGATGAATTGTAGGATCTGATTGATTGATATCTCTCTAGCCATGAACTGATCATAGCTCTTAGCTTGAGCTTCAAAGTCTCCTTTAATCGCCATATCCTGACTATCCACCATCAACCAGTTATATATCGCAGTAATATTCTTATTGATCATATCATTCAGCGATCTTACTACAGATAAGGTAAGACGCTGTGAATTCTGATCCATTATGGTCATACCAGTAGCAGTCTTTGTCTGATACTGTGCTCCGCTTCCCATCCCGATAGGGACTTGACCTGAACTTAGATCTGTATTTCTTTCTATGATCTTTATTAGATCTACTAAGCCTGCTGTAACATCGGGGATAATAACTGGTCTAAACGCATCATTAACCGATTCACCCGATTTAAGTCTGAAGATTTTACCTGGGTAGAGTTCATAAAAATCATCCGAGGTTGCATCAAAAGCATTTGGATTGATTGCTATCATAGGCTGAGATGACATTGTTTTACCCTCAATGATCAAACCATATATAAAGTTGATCATTGCTTGATCATCTCTTATCGCCTCATATATTCCTGTCCCCCATATACTGTCCTCCTGCTCCATCCAATAACAGAAATCATAAGGTAATCTTCCATCAAAAGGATTTTCTATAGCACGCAGAACCTTATTACCAAGCACAGTGACAACGACAGGTAGATAAACAGGTTCATCAGTATCAATATCCATATAGTCACGAACATCTTCCCGTCCCAATCCTTTATGCCATAATTCGAGAACACAAAACTTTTTAACTCGTACACTAGATCCCCATGTTCGTTGTGGGCTGCTATTACCCTGATCCGTCTCGGTCAGACCCTCGCCTTTATCAATACAATCTTCTACTAAATTTATATCAATCTGACCATCTGACCGAATCGCCATCTCCCTTAATTCGGATGCAGACATATAACGTCTCTGGATTACGTAATCCAAGTCGATCTTCGATGTTGCTCCGGGAGACGGGAATAAATCCCAAATACTTATCCATTCTATATGTGGTATTAATTCTGATTCTGCGGCTTCTTCCACCATCTCCAAAAGCGGATCTCGTCTAACAGAACGGTATAAAGGAAAGTCAACCGTCCTAAGGACAATCGACTTCGTACATGCCGAACCATAGAGAGACTGTTCGTTAACAGCTCGTATAATTGTGTTTTCATAATCACTTTTATCAAGGATATCTCTGATCCTTTGTTCGCAATTCGATGCCCTAACAACTGCCTCTTCATACGGTTCCTCAGATTCCAAAAGGTCTGGAGCAAGAAATCTCGGTCTTCTTGACGGTTTGATTTTAAAGGGGATCTTACCATGTTGAAGTATTGAATTGGTTAACTTGACTCTTGCTTCCTGAACCTTACGTCTTGTAAGATTAACGTAAATACCTCTCTCCTTAGCCAGTTCAATAGCTTTAGTGTGTACATTAGAAAACTCTCCTCTCCATGCGTGCCAGGCTGCACTCCATATATCCTCATACGGAAGCCTATCGCTGGCTGCATCCCTGTAAAGATCCTGTACTAAAGCTCCTAACCTATCAGGAGGTATCTCGGAATTTTCTTCTTCTTCGGCCTGATTGCGTTCCAGCTCACTTAAAGCCATTTAGTTCTTATTCTGTTTCTTATAGTTTTTCTTTTGTTTCTTAACCTGTTTCCCGTAAACCATAATTGCTTCTCCTTATTTCAGCATCTAGTGAGTCGTAAGGGCGGGCGGGAGATCACCCGCCCTGACCAGAAGGAAGTATTATCTACAACCAACCAACACATATAGATAATGGCTAGATTCTCTCAGCCATACTACTATCTGTCAACCCTATGAATTTGTTAGGTAACAGTAAATTAACTAAGCTGGGATAAAATACTCTCTGCGATATGAAGAATGATTAAACGACAAAGATGGATCATGAGGCATCATATGGCACATATATGATCCTATGGCTAAAGACATAACCCTATCATCATGACTACCCGATTGTGCAGCTTCCTTGCCATCTGCATGGACTACAAAAGTCTGAAGTTCATCTATCGTCTTCTTAGACCATATCTCAATCTGATCTTCCCTGATCAATCTTCTCAAATGATCCAGTATTAACTTTCTTGTCTTTATATTAGTACTGAATCCCAGTTTCTTCTTTTGACGCTGTCCCCTCTCATCAAGAGCCTTCTCTATATATATATTATCATACCTGTGTACTGTGGATAAAAACTTCAAAGTCAGCAATCCGTGATTGTTATTCTCCACAGCAGCAAGTGCATTGTTGTACCAGTACCCTATAGAACATACGATCCATGCCAAAAGGTCTGGGTCTATTCTTCCTGACCATGTTGCACACTCTTCGTATGTTTCTGCATCAAGGACTACCACCACAGAATAGTCACTATCCCTGCCATCAACCAGTATTCCTTCAGCGACATCCACGCCCATACGATACTGACGGCCCACCTGCGGTGGGTTCCAGACAGTCATTGAGCCTTCTGGATGCTTTCTTAGGAAATACCGCATAGTTTCAGACCCGTATTCGTCTTTGAACTCATTTACAGGCACATCATACAGAACAGGTGGAGTTATCTTAATCCTCTCCTCAGTCCTGAACCACCACTTCGAGAGAGTTATTGCATCGAAAGCAGAGCGTCCTGAAGCGACAAACGCTTCTCTAGGCGTAGTAGGGTACTCCTGATGGAATATGGTGAGATCACCCTGGCAATTCCCATCTATCATGAACCTTCTCCACTTCAGATTCTCAAGACTTATACTGAAATCAAGTACCGTTCCATCATTCAGGACATAGTTAGTCTCTGCATTAAGTAGATCTTTCTCTTCCTGCAGTCCATATCTGATGTTTTTACCTACATCTTCTGCAAATTCTTCCTTTTCTTCCTCAGAACCAAATGCTATTTGATATTCATCCATCATATACCAGGGAAAGAATGCCACTTCAAATGCTGATTCTCCCTTGTCAGCTCTCCAATATTCCTTGTAGAACCAGTTACCTACACCCTGAGCAGTTGATTCCACCCATATTTCTGTGTCATTCCCTTGAACCACACAGTTCATCAACCCAGTGGCGTACTCAGAGGCTCCTTTCCCCCAACTTGCCACCTCCGAACAATGCAAAAGATCAATTGCAGCACCCCGAACCTCTGCGCCCTCCACTGTAGAAAGAGAATAAGAAGAGTTTAACCCTCCTCCTTCCCTTGAACCCCACCATAATTCCGATTTCCCTGAGTAATACATCTCAGGTTTGATGATAGCAGGGTAGTTCTGCTCGTATATACGGGCCATACCAAACATTTCCTGTGTTGTTTCCCTTGAATGAGTAGTTATATGTACTTTTTTATTAAAATGAGTGGCTGCATGACGGAACATGCGGCCCTGAATGTAGGTGGAGATGCCTGCACGCCTTGCTTTAAGCACAATTATGCGTACCTGCCCTTGATCATCCAGCTGTTTCTCTGCAATTGAGTGAAGAATGCGCTGAATTGAGTTTAATTTGAAAGGAACAAGCTTTTTTGTTCCAAACTCAACGATTTTCAGTGCATAAGAGAAGTATATAAGAGGATCCTGCAGTTTGTTCAGCAAAGACTGAAGCTGTTGCTGCTGATTTCCTACGCCTGCATCTCCTTTTCCTGCCATTTCTCTAATATCGAATCATACCAGACCATTCTGAATATAAACCAAGGGAACTGACGGGCTGCAACCTTCAATTTGACTATTGAATCATCCTCATACCTCGGTTTGCCTGTCTTTTTCGAGAAAGCTTTTACCTCATGGAATTCAAAATGATCCTTTACTACAATAAAATCGGGATGATAGAAGCATTTCATCTCTGCAAGCTTCAACCCCATAGGTTCAAACTTCCAATCAACAAGCTGGTCACTGTATTTCAAGACTTCAAGCCACTTGGAGTACCTATCCTCCAAACCGTTCATCCCATGCTTGCGACCTCTACTTACTGGTCTCATTCCTTTCCTCGAATGTTTCGACCATCCTCTTGTGTAGAATGCCAATTGCCTCTAAATACTCTTGTTCCCTAATTTCCTCTTTAGATAATCCAGGATATCCCGTAAATTCCGGTAAAGGTATGTTAGGAACTTCCTGATGTATGATATCACCAAAGAGAAAGGGTGCATTGATCTTAGATAATACAAGAATCTTTTCTGGTTTGCCTGAATACATAGCCATGCTTCCATATATTGGAATGCCGCCTCTCATTTTCCCCATACCACCTTTCCATTTCTCCTCCCATCAGTTGACCACCTTATTTTTCTCCTCCTCAACTTCCTTTTCCAACATCTCTATAGCCTCCGCTTCTTTCTCTTGAGCTTTTTCATCCTCATATATTGCCACTTCAACCGCAGAAGCAGCAGCATCTGCAAGCTTTACCCAGAAATCACCACAACCACCTGCCAATTCCAGCCTCTCCTTAGCTTCATCCCAAGGAATTTTCATATACCAGGTTAGAGTTGCTACACAAAGAAGATTACCAAGAGCATTCCTAGTCTGTTCCCATGACTGAATGCTGATTTCTTCCTCCTTCTTCACTGTGTCCGACATATACCCCCTTAGCTGTTCTCTCTGTTTCAAAGACTTTTCCATTTTGACCTAAATGTATATCCCAGTTATCTGAACCATTGTGCTCTATAGTCTGAATATCCTTTAATGCATCCTCTACTCTATAGACATTCTCGTTCTTCTGCTCGATATATCTATAGGAGTCCGGCATAGCAAGTGCTAAACGCTCTGCCTTTATAAGCTTAACCAAAGTATCTGCTTTGGAAGAAAGAAGAGATGCCTCCTTTACGTTCGTACACTCAAACAATTGAGACTTAATATCATTCAGCTCCAAAAGATGCTGATCCGAAATCTCCGCCCTTCGTTGACCAAGCCTCCTGACAAGTGCCGTCTGCATCTCAACAAGTGCTCTCTCCCTCTTGGAGGCATACTCCCATCCATTCGACACTGACCACCTATGCAAAGTCGCACGGTGCATTCCGTATTTTTCACATATCTGAGCCTGAGTCAGTAACCCTCCCTCAAACTCAGTCTTTATCAATGCAAGATTTACTTCTTTTGCGTGCCTTGATTTGAAGGGTCTTCTAC